TTAAAATTTTTCTATTTACTTTGTTTTTTTACAAATTATTCTTCTACTAGACTTACTTATATCTAGTTTTTTTACCTCCAGCAGTTGAATAAACTTTTAATATGTTATCTGGTTCTTTTTCAAAATGTTTAGATACATGCTGAACATTTCTAATATCATCATCAGAAAAACCAACACTAGGTAAGAAATTATTTGCAACATCATTTTTAATGAATGCCTTTTTTCCTATTTCTTTGGATATTTCTTTAACATATGAAACAAATTCTTTTAAGGCTTTAATTTTTCCTTCTTCCGGATTTTGAGCTGAACCTTCACCAAAACTTACAGGATAAAATCTACACATATCTAAGTATTCTTTTATCATATCCTTTTTTGACCCACCTTCTTCACCAATTAAATCTCTATATTTTTGAAGATTTCTTAAAAGTTCGTTTGAACTTATCCCATTGTGGTTTGTAATAATCAAGTTATATACAGACTCTTTAAGAGTATTTGGATTATGTCCTCTTGCTGTAACAATTGCAAATATTGAACCACCATTAATACATTCTAAAAAATCATCCCACGCTGGTCCTGTTGGTGCAACCATAGAATCAACTATAAACGCTTTATCACCTTTAACTCTAAAATATCTAAAAGGGTTTTCTGCAAAATCAACAATAGTTCTTCCTTCATAATCAAATGGATTTTTTCCAATATCCATTCTATGGTGTGCAAAATCTTCAGTACTCATACCAATCTCAAATCCCTCATCATCCATTAAAACAATTTTTGTTGGCATATACATAATATTATCATCCCAGTCGAATGCATAATATTTCATATCCGGGGTACCTTCTTCAGTAAATCCTTCTTTGGTTTCAAATTTCATAACTATAAATATACCAATAATAAAAAAGGACACCTTTCGATGTCCTTTCTTAATTTTATGTTTTTGAATATTAGATATTTTCAAACGACGCTCCTGTTGGAGTGATGTAGAAAGTAATATCAATGAATTCCAAACTTCTTGTAGGTTTGATATAAATCTTACCAGTCATTTGGTTTCTATCCAAATCAGCAGGGTCTGAAGAAACTGTTACACGGAAATCGTATAAACCTCTGTCTCTTCTGATTGCATCCAAGATAGGATTAACAGCATTTAAGAAATCCTGTCTTACCTTATCGTCGTTTTGTTCAAACAACAATCTTACAGAAACTGCAGATATTAATTTACGAGCTTGTAACAACAATCTTCTTACGTTGATTCTGTCAAGAGCTGATTGTCTAACTTGTAGAGTTTTGTTACCCCAAATTACAGTTCCTACGTCTGAGAAAGTTGCGATTGGGTTAATTCTACCTTGATACAATGTATCTCTATCTTCTTGTGTCAATTTCTTACGAGCTTTGATAGCATTTACCACACCACGAGTGTAACCAGCCGCTGCAAACCAAGGGAATGCAATGTTATCAGTTAATGCCAAGTTTCTTGTAACTTCCGCTGTTGCCGGAATGTAAACTTGTGTATTATTAACTGTATCACGTGTTAATACCCAAGGATAATAAGTCGCTGTATAGTTAGAGTCTAAACCGACAGTTACCAAATCATCAACCGCATTTTGAGGTAGAATAATATCATCAACTGTTACAGTTGGAAGATATACATTTATATCAGGAGTAGTACAAACATATAATGAGTCCGCTCTGTTATTCTCAATCATATCAACCGCAGCTTCAACCAAGTTTGAGTTATTAACATAATCAATACCTGGAGTAACAAACACGTTAATATTAACCGCTTCAGGGTTCGCAAATGTTTGAATACCTAACAAGTAAGCGTAGTAGTCAGTATTTGCGTAGTATGTTGTTTGGTCTGGACTAGCAATACGTTTAAACAAACCTGAACCTGTTGCTGTTGGGAATATTGTACTAGGACAAGCCCCTTTTAAGAAACCTGATTTACCTAATGTAAATCTGTCAGCGTTTGTACGATATTGTCTGTAAATATCCCAACCATCAAAACCACCTTTTACTAACAATGTAAATTTACGAGCGTAAATTCTATAGTAAGGATTGTTTGTATTATCTATTGCCGTTGGATTAAATGGAGCGTTACCAACAAAGAATGCAGAACTACCACTTGTTGAAACTGAATTACCAATTACACAAACCGTAGCTCCTGAGTCCATATGGAAACCTCTTGTTTGATAGTTCCAATCATTAGATGTTGTGGCATTACACAAGTCAGTTGGCATTTGTTTACCTTGATACTGATAGAAATCAGGGTCATATCCCCAGAAACTTGAAATACCTAAGTATGTTCTTCTAACGTTATCACCGTTTGAAGTTACCGCATCTTCAGCACCTGAAGAGAAACCAAATGGTGGGTTACTTACAATATCACCAGCCAAATCATATTTAGTTTTGTAAATTGGGAATGGTGGATAAAATCCATCATACTTTCTTGTTACATAACCTTGGAAACCTGCAGGGATTGCATCTGATGGAGCATCTTCATTCATTTCCACCATTATATATTTAGAATTTAAAGAATATTCACCATTACTTGAACCGATTAATTTAGCTACGAAGCTATTTTCATTAGGGTCCATAGTACAGTTTGTAAACTTCTCTAAAACAACCGGAGCAGAATCTGAATCATAAAAATCACGTACTAACACGTCAAATGTTAAATTGTCAAATGACATATTTGCTATTGAAATTTTAATTTCACTATTTGCTGAATTACCATCCGATACAGAAACAAACTTAAATAAGTTATAAACTTTATTACCTCTTAATTCAGAAACAACCCAAGGAGATTCTGGAGTTTGATATTTGTCTAAATACCAACCAATTGAACCCGTAGTATTTGAAAATCTAGCACCTGGTAAAGCAACAAGATTAGTATTTAAACCTCTAATGTAACCTTCATTGTAACTATAGTTTAACCAAGTTGAAAACTCTTCTTCAACAAATAAAGGAACAATATCTCTTGGCTTACCAAAATTATCTCTACCAAATACTTTTGAAATAGAATTAATAGCCGTATCAGACAATGTTGTCTCAAATGAGAAAGTACTTGAGTTATAACTTGTACCAGTAATTTTAAATACTGAATAAGGATTTTTATTAATCGCTGCATAACTACCTGTACTAACAATACCGACATTTGTTAATCCTGTTACTTGGTATTGAGCTCCGTTATCACTTGAATATGTTGCAATACCTCTTGAACGTAATGTTGCAACAACAATATTATCATAATCAGAGTAAGAATTACCCGTAAAATAATATAATGTTCCCGCACCTGTACCTGAGTAACATTGAACCGTCGCTGTTCCACCTGAAGTACCTGTATTACCTGAAGAACAAGGGGCACATGCTGTACCAACGGTAACGTTAACTGTAAATGTATTTACAACACTACCATCAGAAGATGTTAAAGTGTAAGTCCCTGTACTTGCTGAGAAGTTTCTTGTTTCACCTGTACCTTTGTTTTGTGCTGCAGTATAAGATGAACCACCAACAACAGAAGTTATACCTGTAGTACAAGCGTTATATGTAACAGTTAATGCTGATAACATTGCTGCTGTTGTGGCTGAAGGCATACAAATAGAAATTGTATTGTTATTATAATTTATACTTGTTTGACCTACACCAGCAGTACCACTTAATGAGAAACTATAAAACGTAGCACAATTGTTTGAGTTAGATGTTCTATTAAAAGCCGTAACTCTATTAGTGAAAGAGAAACCTGTATAATTTCCACTACCATTATTTGTGAATAATGCATAGAACCAAACATCATTGTATCTGTTTGTTAATGTATTTGCGGTCAAATTAATGTCCGGAACACTAAACACGTTAGTTTTATTATACCCGGTATAAGCGGTTAAACCGTCATTTGGTATTGAACCCCACACATACATAGATGTACCTGATGTAGAGTTTGAATTCGCAATTGAATAAAGTTGTGCTTGTAAATCACTTTGTAACGTAGAAGTACTTCCATTAAATAATTCATAGTTACTTGTCCATATTGCTTGTACTTCCGCAGGTAATGAACTCAAGAAAGCAAAACTTGATTGAGAACTATCACAACCACTAAAGTTATATGTGAAAGCACTACTTTTATATGATACACAAGATGTTAAACAAGTTGAAGGGTTAGTATATGCACTTGTACAAAATTGACCGATTGTTGTAGGGTTAACATTTGCTACAGTTGCGATAGACCAAGACGGACCCGCATCATAACCAGAAAGACCCAAAATTCTTGTTACGAACAATTGGTTAGATTGTTGTAAGTATGATTTAGCAATATATGCCGCCTCATATTTTGGGATTTGAGTGTTTATGAACTTTTCAGGACTAGTATCTCCAAAGTATGTGGAAAACTCATCGTAACTAGTGATAAAGATTGGTTCGAAGGCTGGACCTTTTTGAGTCTCACCCACAATACCCAACGTTGTAACACCAACACTTTGAGCCACAAAACTGAGGTCAACTTCTGAAGTGTAAACACCCGGAGAAACGAAAACTTTGTTATTCGAAGCCATTAGTTTTTTGTTTTTTAGGTTTTATTTTTATTTTATACTATAAATATTACCCCAAAAACCAAAATCTTTACTTTTACCCCCCTATTTATATTTTGGGGCAGACTAATTTCTGCCTTTTTTCTACCTTATGAAAAAAGAAATTAAAAACATCAAAATATCGGTACAAAGTCACCAAATTTTAAAGGAATATTGTGATAAAAACGGTTTGAAATTATATAAGTTTTTAGAAAACTTAATAATTGAAAAATGTAAACCAAAAAAGGATATCTACGGAGAGTGATTAAATGAACTGAACGTAAAATGTTATTTCTGAAGTTGATGCTGGGTCAATCTTATTAACAATAATTTTAACAACATCATTTGTATTAACTTGTATTGTTTCTAATGTATTACCATAATACAAGTTATTAATAAACACGTCATA